AGAAGGCTATGTTGGTACACGGTCCCCGCCGTGCTGGCCTTCGTACTCCTGCTGCTGGCCTGACCTTCTGCTGGGACTCGATCCCCGGTGTTTCGGGTATGGGTATCACTGTAGAAACTTTCTCGGATGATGCTCTGAAGCGCCAACAGATTGCTGAGATGATTCAAGTTAAAATGGCCTATGACATGAAAGTCACTGGTCCTAACTTGGGTGTCTTCTTCAACACTATCGTTGCATAATAAACTAGGGATACCCTTTGTAGCAATACTTGGGGTATCCCACAAAACAGGTAACATAAGTTGCCCAATAATAATAGAACATAAACAGCATCTCATAGAGAAAGTCATAAGATGAAAGATAAGACACCTATTCACCCTATTTACCTTGGGTGGCAAGTCGATTGGCCCATTTTCGTTAAAGTACCATTCACGAGTGGTGGTAAGAATTGGGTCCGTGGTGAAGAGTACAAATGGATGATTCACGGGTTTGAGCAAAGCACTGTAGCTAAACTATACTCCATTGGTTATGTACACCACAACCCTGCCCTTGAGGCACAGAATAAAGTAGGTGATCGTCTACACGAGATGGACCCTGCACAACTAAAGTCTTTGGTTATCTTGCTTAATGCAGAGCTTAAGAGCCGTACAGTATCCACTAAAGACTACGAGATTAAGCGTTTACGACAGTCAGCTATCCCTGCTAAACAGCGTGGGCTTATCCGTGGTTGGATGTACTCTAATAAGTGGTGTGAAGAAATCTACTATGACCTACGAGATAAAGTCTTGGGTGGTAAAGTAGAAACCAAAGAATAACTATAGTTAGGATGCCCTATGGCCTTTACGTATGATGATACTGACCTTAATACTACAACAGCTTCAGGGCGTCTTAACTCTACTCGTTTTCTCTTGGGTGATACTACTGTTACAGACCCTCTTATTCAAGATAGTGAAGTAGTATTCTCCCTTGCTATGAATGGTGACAACATCTACAAGTCTGCTGCTTGGTTGGCTAGAACCCTAGCTTCTAAATACTCAAGAGAAGTTAATATAGAACTTGATGGTATCCTTACAGTAGACTACTCCACACTAGCGCTACAGTTTGCTAAACTAGCAGACCAACTAGATTACCAAGCCAAGACCAACAGTTCTACCTTGGGTATCTTCGCTGGTGGGCTTCCTGTAGTAACTACAGAGGATCGTAGTTTCCGTATGGGCCAGTTCTGGAACCCACCTAAGCCAACTGATGAAACCATTACTTACGAGTAGGATACAAATTGTCGGCACTCACAAGTAACAGGCTAATGACAGTCCTTAATAAGTATGGGGTAACTGTAACGCTGACAAAGCCAACCTACGGTGCTTATAACCCTGCCACAGGTGCTGTAGGTACAGGCACTACTGCCAACTACAGTGTTAAAGGCTACTTTGCGGACTACAACCTGACAGAACTTAATAACGATAGTGTTGTCATGGGTGATCGTAAGGCTGTATTCCCTTACCTAGACACAAGTGGTGATGTACTACCTGAGCCTGACGTAGAGGATAGTATCTCTGGTAATGGTGACACTGTTAAGATTGTAGCAGTACAGAAGTTGTACTCAGGTAGTAGCCTCATTTGTTATATCTGTCAAGTGAGGGAATAACATGGTTACTCAGGTTACTATCAGCCCTAGCTTTCAGAAGAAGATGTCTAAGCTGAATGAGTTAGTTGGGGACTCCATTGAGGAGAAACTTGTTAGCCTTGGTAATTACGCTGTAGAGATTTCACCCGTATACTCTGGTGCTTTTGTAAACTCTTGGTCCATTGTTCCTATTGGTTCTGGTGCTGGTAGATCAAGGATTTCATCTTTCGATAGGAATGGTGCTGGCCTTATTCATTCTGGTAGGTCTGACGCCTCTAGTGAGAAAGCTACAGCTAGGGCAGCTATTGCTAATGATGTTAAGTCTGCTACCAAAAGCATTATTGAAAGAGGTGGTGCTACACTAACCAATAGAGCGCCTCATGCTAAACTAGTAGATCAGAAATACCTTACAATTACCCGTGTCAAAGATAGGTTTAGATAATGGCAGCTATATACGATGACATTCGTAGGGTACTAGAGACTACCCTCTCTGGTATTGTAGGTATTCCTGCTATTGCTTGGGAGAACGTATCCTTCAGCCCCACGACCAACACACCTTTTGTCAAGGCTAGGTTTGCTCCCACAATGCGAGAGCCTGCTGTTAGAGGTCTTAACCCACAGATGTACTACCAAGGTGTCTTCGTTGTAGATGTCTTTGTACCTGAGGGTGTAGGACCAAGCACTGGAGATGGTATTGCAAACAGTATTATTGATGCCTTTGACGCCCCTAACGACCTCACTGTAAATGGTGTATCTATTACTATTAGGTATGCTGAACGAGAGCTAGGCACTATTGAGGGTGCTTACTACACAATTCCTGTCAATATTGGCTGGTTAATTTACTACTAGGAGATACCCTGAATGGCATTTGCCCAGAATAGCCGTAGCGGCCTTAGCTACATCGTAGAAAGCACCTTTGGTACTACACCAGCAGGTAACTTCACAGCCCTACCTTATAATACCCATAGTCTTAACCTGACCAAAGATCGTGTTGCAGGTAATGAGATTCAACCTGATCGTATGCTTCGTGTAGACCGTCATGGCAACCGTCAGTCTGCTGGTGATATTGTAGTAGACCTTCGTAGCGGTGACTTCGATGACCTGCTTGAGAGCGTTATGTTTAACGTGTGGGATAACTCCCCAGTATCGTTGCCTGACGTAATCAAGGTTGGTACTACACCCAAATACTTCTCCATTGAAGACTCTGCTAATGATATTGCTCAGTTCCGTCTGTTCACAGGCCAAGCTGTAAGCTCTATGGCAGTATCCCTTGCACCTAACCAGATGGTAACTACTACCTTCTCTATGGTAGGCAAGAACATGACTGTTTCTGCTGTAGGTAAGACTGTAGATGCAGCCTCCGCAGCACAACCTTTTGACTCTTATTCGGGTGACTTGAGCATTGGTAACGTGGCCTCTGCTACAACCTCTGCTATCGTAACTAGCCTAGAGTTTACTGTAGATAACGCCTTGTCGCCTACCTTCGTTATCGGTGATGATGCTACACCACAGCTTGAGTATGGTATGGCTACGGTAGAGGGTACCTTCACAGCTTACTTCGAAGATGCTGCACTCTTGAACCGCTTTATTGATGAAGTCGAAAGTGAATTGATCGTAAGTGTTAATGACCCAACGGGTGCTAATGCTTATACCTTTGGCTTCCCTCGTATTAAGATTAACGGTGCTGATGTTCCTGTAGACAGTGGTACTGGTAGCCGTGTTATTACTCTGCCATTCGTGGCTCTGTATGATGCTACTGAAGGTACTAACTTCTACATTAACCGTCCAGATAGCAACCCAATCTAATAATAAGAATCCCTAGAAATAGGGTATGGCAGGAGTTCTTTCGTCGGGTGAGGCTCCTGCCAGCTATAACCACCCGATGTATAACCAACAAATCAATAGCAGTCATTGGCTGCGCCAACTCAATAGGAAACCCCGACAATGGACTTGATGAACCTTATCCCTACTACTGAAACTATCGAAGTAGAACTGAAGCACCCACAGACCTTTGAGCCTCTTAAGAATGAAGACGGTAGTGTTATGACTATTACGGTCTACGCCCCACATTCTAAAGAGTATAAAGCTGCTGTACACGAACAGACTAACATTCGTTTGAAGCAGATGCAAGCTAAAGGCAACCGTAATAATAGTGTCATCACAGCAGAAGAACTTGAAGTAGCTACAATCAAGATGTTGGTTAAGACTACTAAGGATTGGAATATCACTTCTGGTGGTAAGCAGCCTAAGTTTACTACTGATGAAGCTACAAAGATTTACCAAGAGGTCTTCTGGATCAAAGATCAAATTGAGGAGGCTGTAGCGGATGCCGAAGTTTTTACTCAAGTTTAGCATCTGATCTACTTGAATGGGCTGAACATCAGTTTAACCTAAACAAGCCAGATGCTAATGGCATTACCAAGAGACACCACCTAGAACAAGTAGAAAGGCAGACCGGACGTAGCTTAAAAGAAATGGAACCTTCTGTAGGATTTCCCGATCTATTAGCCCACGTGTGGTCTGCCTTTTGTGATTTGAGCAACACCCGCAGCCAAGGCTTTAATGGACCCGACCCCATAGGCTATCGTGATATAAAAGACTACAAAGAATTGACTGAAATACCACTATCCCCAAGAGAAGTTAAGTCTATTAGGGATTTGGATATAGTCTATATGAGGACTGCAAATGGCTGATGACATTAGACTTAGGATTGGTATAACGGGTACTGAAAAAGTAATTGATGCTACCAATAGAACGCTAGGTCTTGAGTCTAGTGTAAAGAAACTCTCTAGTGCTTATGCTAGGGATGGTCTTACTTATGGTAAATACCGTAAGGGTCTTGGGGAACTGGCTGCTGCTTTTGGTAGGTCTGAGGCTGAACTGCGTAAGTATGCTAACGCACTAAGGGCCGCTGATGCGGAAAGTAAAAAATCTAAAGCTGCTACTGATGCTGAAATTGCATCCTTGAAGGCTTACAGGCAGGCTCGTAGAGAAGCTACAGAAGAAAACCGTAGGTTCAATGCCGAAGCCAAGAACGCATCTAAAGCTGCATCTGATGCTGTAAAAGCTACCCTAGAAGCTGAGATAGCCGCCTTGAAGGCTTACAGGCAAGCCCGTAGAGAAGCTACAGAAGAAAACCGTAGATTCAATTTAGAAGCCAAGAACGCATCTAAAGCTGCATCTGATGCTGTAAAAGCTACCCTAGAAGCTGAGATAGCCGCCTTGAAGGCTTACAGGCAGGCTCGTAGAGAAGCTACAGAAGAAAACCGTAGGTTCAATTTAGAGGCTAGGAACACGGCTGCTGCTGCTAAAGAAGCTGCTAATGCTGCTAGGTCACAAGCGGACGCTAATCGCAGGCTTCGTATGGAGTTTAAGGAGGGTTATGCCGCTCAGGTACAACTACGCGCTGCACAAATGCGACTTAGCGAAGCCCTACGCAGAGGTATAATTACTACGCAAGAATACCAAAATCAGTTACAGCGATTAAATGATACCGTTCGAGAAGGCGGTAGAAGAATGAGCAGTTCAGGGGTTCTTGTGCAGCAGACTGGTTATCAAGTAGGTGACTTTATAGTTCAGCTTCAAGGTGGCACTAACGCTTTTGTTGCTTTTGGACAACAAGCTACACAAATGGCAGGTACACTTACTATGCTTGGTGGTAAGTGGGTTCTTATCGGTTCTATTCTAGGTGTTACTATACCACTTATCACGGCTCTTGGTGCTGCTCTTGTGAGGACTAAGGTTAGTGCTGACACTGTCTACGAAAAATTTGGGTTCCTTGAAGGTTCGGTGAGAGGGTTATCAGCAGCCTTCATAGGTTTTGGTAATGTAATACTAAACGTCTTATCAACTATCCTAAAAAACCTTGATGTATTCGTAACAATTCTTGGGGTTACTGCTGTAGCTGCCGTCATAAGATTTGTGGCTGCAACGAGTGCAATGGGAACAATTATAACCGCAACACAACTTCTTTTTAGTGGATTGGCTGGCGCACAGCTAGTTGCAGCATCCGCAACCGCTACACTACAAGCAGCTATGACACGTCTTATGGTAGTCATATCTGCACACCCCATTATTGCTGCAATGACAGTAGCTCTCGCAGCCGCTGTTCTCATTTTTTATAAGGCGAGAGACGCCTCGAAAGAGTACAAAAGTAAAATTGAGGGGTTGTCTGAAGCGCTAAAGGAGTTGCGTGAAGAGGCAAAAAAGTCTGCTGCTGAAGTTTCTAGGATTAAGTTGGGTGCAGACACAAACGAGCAAGCACTGGCTATGCAGCGGATACTTGAGTTAAATAAGTTAATAGCTGACCAGCAGAAGAAAATAGCGGAGGCTAATGTTGAGTCCATTGTCTTTATACAAGATAGAATCGATCTGTTAGAAAAAGAACGGACCGAGATTCAGGGGTTGCTTGACGCCGACAGTAAGAGAACTGGTGACTTAGCAAAGGTTGAAGCTAAAAGTAGCCTTGATTCTATAATCAGCAGTTATGATAAACAGTATGCAATTCAGCTAGATATAAATACTGCTCAAGAGAATATGAATAAGGCTGTTGCTCTTGGCTTGATTGACCACGAACGTATGGTTGAGGTAATGGCTAAATATACTGCCAACCTACAAGGTGCAAATGTAGAGCGTGAAAAAGCCCTTAAGATTTCCGAGGCTATTACCGCACAAGACCGTGAATACCAAAACTTCTTAAACGAGAGGTTTGTAGCTAACGAATCTATTACTAAAGAGTTGCTAAATCAAATAGTGCTTAATGCAAAGGCTCTACAGTACGGAAAAGATTCTGCGGAATATAAGAAGGCTGAAGCCGCCCAAGCAAAAGCTGCCTTTGAGGCTGAGTTAAGAAAGACAAACTTAACAGGCGTTCAAATAGAAAACGCGATGTCGCTCTACAATCTTGCCAATGATACCTCATCGGTGTTAGCTTCTAGTGAGGGTAACGCTAAAGGTCTTGCTGCTGCATTACGAGAAGCTGCGTCTGCAATGTCGGCACTCTCTGGTATTGGTGCTGGTATTGATAAAGCCCTCGCTGTATCTGTTGCCAAGGTAGATGCTCTTAAGCGTGGCGCTGATGCTGCAATAGCGGGTTCTATAGAGGCGCAGCGGTTTGACGTAGAAGATGATGCAAGAAAGGCTCTATCCACACCGGGTGTTCAGCCCCACTTAGTGGCTTGGAGAAAAAGTCAGGCGTTAGGGAAGCTAGGCGCTTTAGAATCGTCTGAAATCGACCGAAAAGCTCGTGAGGCGGCTCTTAGAGAATCCTCTAAAAAAGGTGGCGGTGGTGGCGGGGGGGCTTCTAAAGAAGACTCTGCACAGAAGGCACTAGAGGCATACCGACAGCTTGTAGCTACATACGATGAGGTAGAGGCTAAGACACTAAAGGTTGAAGCCGCAAGAAAGACCCTTACAGAAGCTGAGAGACTTGGGGTTATCACTAGCCAACAGTCTGACGAGGCTCTTAAGGAGTACACTAAGACCCTTGGTGATGCTAAGAGTCCTATGCTAGACTTAGCTAATACAGCAAGCCAATCCCTGAGTCAAGCCTTTATGGCTATCGTGGATGGTTCTAAGTCTGCTTCGGATGCCTTTGGTGATATGGCACGTACCATTATTAAGCAAGCCTTTGAGATGGCCGTTATTAACCCTATCATTAACTCTATCTTTGGTGGTGTTAAAGGCTTTTCACTACTGCCTTCGTTCTTTGCTGATGGTGGCGTATTCTCTGGTGGTGCTGTAGACAAGAAGTTTGCCAATGGTGGTGTCGTTGGTGGTCCTACTACATTCCCTATGGCTGGTGGTAAAACTGGTCTTATGGGAGAGGCTGGACCTGAAGCTATCATGCCTTTGAAAAGAGGTAAGAATGGTAAGCTAGGGGTGTCTGCTGAAGGTGGTGGATCACAGAATGTTACTGTAGTACAGAACTTCAACTTCCAAGCTAATGGTGACGAAAGCGTTAAGAAGATCATTGCACAAGCTGCCCCTAGTATTTCTGCTATGGCCCAAAAGGGGATGATGGATCAACGGCGTAGAGGTGGTGCTATGAAAAGTACCTTCGGTTAATATAGGAGGCTACTTTGGCTATTACGTACCCATTGAATACACCAACAAGTATTGGTATTGAGAGTATTGAGCTAAGGGCTGTTAATGCTGTAGCTACCTCTCAATCACCCTTTACTTATAAACAACAAGTGGTTTCCCATCAAGGTCAAAGGTGGGAAGCCTCTGTTTCTATACCACAAGTACACCGTCAACTAGCAGCCCCTTGGAAGGCATTTCTAACGTCTCTCAAGGGGTCAACAGGTACCTTCCTCCTAAGTGACCCTGACTATGCCACCCCTCAGGGAGATGTGTCCTCGTGTACCCTCTCAGGCTCTGCTAGGAGTGGTACTGCTACAGTAGTAATGACAGGAACACTAAAGGCTGGTGACTATATTCAACTAGGGTCTAGTTCTGCTGCTAAACTACACCAAGTTCTTGTAGATCAAACTGGTAGTGGTAGTCTTGAGATTTGGCCTGACCTTAGGGATGACTACACAAGTGCTGCTGTAGTATTCAATAATGCTAAGGGACTATTTAGACTTAGTAGCAATATGTCTTCTTGGTCTATTAATAACACAAGTACCTATGGTATTAGCTTTGATGCTGTAGAGGTCTTAATCTAAGGAATACCCGATGTCAAGAGAACTTCCAGTTACTCTACAAGCTAACCTAAGTGATGATGTAGTCTACCCATTCTTTGCACTTGAGATGTTCTTCGATAGTGGAGCTATTCGTACATGGACTGGTGTAGGTGACATTACTTATGGTGGCAATACTTATACGGGTAGCGGGAACCTCTTGGCGGTGTCTACTGTAGAGGAGACTAATGAAATATCTGTTAGGGGCGTTACACTAACCCTTAGTGGTATCCCTTCTGAACTATTGTCTATAGCACTGTCTACCCCTTATCAAGGTCGTGTGTGTAATGTGTACTTGGGTATGCTCGACAAGGTTTTAGATACTTATGACCTGACACCTATCTTCTCTGGTTATATGGACAAGATGGATATATCTGAAGCTGCTGAGACTTGTAGTATTGAGATGTCTGTAGAAAACAAGTTGATTGACTTGGAAAGAGCTAGGGTAGCGAGATTTACCAGTGGGTATCAGAAGTCTCTTTACCCCAATGACTTGGGTTTAGACTTCGTAGAGAGCCTACAGGATAGACCTATTTCTTGGGGTAAGGTAACTAAATGATAACCTACCAACAAGAGTTCCTAAGTATGGCTGAAGATGAGGTTACTCCTTTGGCTGTACTTGAGTGGGAAGAGTCTGGACACCCTTACGCTAGTCTGCATATTGATTGGAATACTTACTTCCTACTAGAGGCTAATGGTACCCTGAAGTTCTTTACTGCACGTAAGGAAGGTTTACTGATAGGCTATTTTGTAGTATTACTCTTTACACCTTTGACAAGTAAGGGTGAGATTGTAGCATCTTATGACGCTGTGTACCTACACAAAGACTACCGTAAGTCTACTGTAGGCCGTAAGCTATTTAAGTATGTCGAAGATTGCTTGATTGAGGATGGTATTAGCCGGGTTATCGCTTCGTCTTCAGTTAAGAACCCTATTGGTAAGTTCCTTAATAGGCTTGGGTACCATGAAATAGAAACTAAGTACGAGAAGGTATTATAATGGTTGTTCTTACTGCTGCTGCTGCTTTGGGTGTTACTCTTGCGGGCTATGTGAGCGTAACACTTGCTGCGGGTTCTCTCGCTGCTATTGCAGTAGGCTTTGGCGCACAGTTTGCCTTGGGCTTCCTTATGTCTGCCTTGGCCCCTAAGCCTAGCTCACAGACTAGTAATCGTGGGTATGATGTAAACTCCTTTGGCTCTGCCCTTGACCATCAAGTTATCTACGGGGAAGTCAAGACTGGTGGTGCTGTAGTCTATGATAATGCCACAGGTACAAACAATAAATACCTACACAGAATTATTGCCTTTGCAGGACATGAGGTAGATTCCTTTGTAGAGTTTTATGTGGACGATGAGGTAATAACTTTAGATGGTACAGGTAATGTAACTTCACCTACTAGGTACGAT